AGATTCTACGGTTTCTGCAATCGAAATTGACGTATGTCCTCTTTCTGTTCAGACTTCTGTTTGTCAGTACCAACTAGAGCAGACTTGGTTAGCTGACCAAATGGCTAAAGGGTCTAACTCTGATTTCACGGTAGCTTCTTTTATGGCTTACTTCTATGAGCAGATGGCTAACAAAGCGCACGAAGAACTAGCGAAGTTAATGTGGCAAGGTGACACAGGTTCAGAAGATACTCTTCTTGACAAGTGTGACGGATGGTTAAAGCGTCTTTGTGGTCTTAACGGAGTTATCCGTGCAGCAGGTGGTTCAGTTACAGCTTCTACGGTTGTTGACGATCTTGGAGATGTTCTTTCTTTGTTGCCTTCTGAAGTACCTACTACTTCTGTACGTTTCAAAGTATCTCAGAATGTAGCTACTGCTTACCGCATTGCTACAGCTTCTGCTAATACTATCAACTACACTACAGCAGCATTGAACTTGACGTTCTTGGATATCCCTATGGATGTTGAATATGGTCTACCTAACGACACTATCTTGTTGTCAGACCCTAACAACTTCATCTACGCTCTTGATGCTGAAGGAGATATTGATTCTTTGCAGATCGTTGACTTCTCTAAGACTACACTTGACCGTACTATTGGAGCAAGAGCAGACTATAAAGTAGGCTTCTTTATCACAAACCATACTCAGATCGTGTTCTGGGGAGATTGCGTAGCATCCTAATCTGAATAACAACTAAATACGGGGAGGGTTGTTTATACTTCCCTCCCTTTTTTATAACAATTAAACACAGAAAAAAATGGCTTGTACTACATTAACTACAATCCTCAAAGGCTGCGATAACAATATGGGAGGTATCACTTCTATCTATATCAATGATATGGAGAACTTGGGTACTCTTACCGTAAATACTAACGACTGGGAGGTAACTTCTTTCGGCACGTTGGTAGATGAGTTCGTAGAATTTGAGTTCCGTAGAAATACAGGAAACTTTACAGAAGAACTAGCAAATGACTTCATTAACGGGTCGCAGTTCTACACACAAACTATCACTCTAATGTTCCACAGACGTGAGGCATCTAAATCTAAAGCTATCAAAATTCTTGGCGAAGGTCAAAGAGATTTGGCTCTAGTTGTCGGAGATGCTAACGGTAAATATTGGTACTTTGAGAACGCTCAACTTTCGGCTGTTGCTGAAGGTTCAGGAACGGCAAAAGCAGATGGTTCTAAATACTCAGTTACTTTCGTTGCTGAGTCTGAGCATTTAGCTTACGAAGTGGATTCGGCTTTGATCCCTACTTTGATTGTTCCAGTATCTTAATCAACTTAACCTAGTTGGGAAGGGTGGCTTAACGGCTACCCTTTTTTTGTTTAGTAAACAAATACCTTTATTAAATACAATTAGTTTAAATGATTTACATTACCAAGAATAGCACCAATGAGTTTGCTCTTACGTTGACTGAAAGCACAACTATAAGCAACCCTTACTTTCTATTTAAGTTCGTTTGGGAGTATGACGAAACTTTGCCATCCGCTTACTGGGTAGGTACTGACTATTCTCTATATCCTGAACGATATAATTTGTTTTATTTAAGTGAGCCTGCCGAAGTAGACTTTAAACAAGGTCAGTATCGGTATGAGGTCTACGAAAGTCCGATAGATATAATAGTAGACGAAAACACGGATGAAACAGGACTAAACAAAATAGAAGAAGGCAGGATGGTAGTAGAAGGTGATGGTAATACAATATATGACTAATGGGTTTATTTGGAAAATTTAAAAAAGAGGATGCACCACAAATAGAGGTTGAAGGCTATCAGTCTTTCTCTACTCCATTCTTGAAAGTACCTAGCGGAAACTTGTCGCTACCTTACATTGATTCACGTTATCAAAACAGAGGCTACGTTCCTTTCGGTGAGGACAACCTAGCACCTCAGTTATGGAATCAATTATACTATTCTTCTCCTTTACACGGTGCGATAGTTAACTATAAGACCAATGCTGTAGTGGGTGGTGGGTATTCATTCGACGAAACCAAACTAACGGCAAAAGATAAGGTAAACCTATTTGCATTTACTAAGAAGATCGGTATTAAAAAGACCTTGAACGCTATCACTAAGGACTTGATTTTACACGAAAGAGTTTACTTTATTTTAACCTTAAAGAATGGGGTGCTTACTAAGATAAAAAAAGTAGGTGCTGAAAAGGTTCGAGCAAATAAAGATAAAACAATTTACTCTATTAATGACGATTGGCAGTATTCAGGTAGCATTAAGTCTTTAACTCCTTACCATCCTAATTGTACAGATGGAGAATACCTTTACATCTACGAACTAGAGTCTGTAGGTCAAGACATTTACCCAATACCTCAGTATACTTCTGCTTTAAACTTTGCTTTCTTGTCGGGTGAAATGTCATATTTGCAGAAGGCATCTATTCAGAACTCTATCTTCCCTTCTTTCGCTATGATGTTCCCGAAAAAACCACAGGGAAAAGAGGAGATGCAGTTAATACGTGACACGGTTAACAAGTTGAAAGGAGCAGAAAATGCAGGTAAAGCTGTAGCCTTTTTCGCTAACAATAAAGAAAGCCTACCTGAACTAGTAAACGTACCGACTAATTCAAACGATGAGTTATTTAAAAGCACTTCTGAACTAATCACAGAACAGATATGCTTTGCTCACACTATTGACCCTATCCTTTTGGGGGTTCGTACTACTGGCTCTTTAGGTAGTGGCTCAGACATCAAGCAGGCTTATGTTATTTTCGAAAAGAATGTAGTTTCTCCGCTTCGTGAGTCTGTTACAGATATAATGAATGGCATATTAAAGATAGCAGATATTGACACAAAGATAGACATTATAAACTATCAGATTATCAATGAGACTATAACCGTAGTAGAAGACGAAGGTTCTGCTACAATGGATGCGCTTAACTCTATGAGTCCACTTGTCGCTACTAAGGTTCTTGAAATGATGACTATTAACGAAGTTCGTCAGTTAGCAGGCTTACCTCCTGTTGAAGGTGGAGACGTTACTAACTCACAGGCACAGGCTCAAAATACTCCACAGCTATGATATACTTTGTCACAGAGACCTACTTAAAAAACAATACTCCGATAACTGCTAACGTAGATGTTAAGGACGTTACTCCTTACATTAGACCTAGTTCAGATATGAGAGTTCAGTCTATCTTAGGTTCGTATTTTTATACCTACTTACTAGCAGAATACAACGCTCAGACCTTAAACAATGACGAAGAGAAGCTAGTAGAAAAGATACAGCCAGTAGTAGCGTGGAGAGCAGCAGAAAACGCTGTCTTTGGGTTGTCCTACCAACTTAAAAACAAAGGTGTACAAGTTCAGTTTGGTGACTACTCTCAAAATGTAAGTCAAGGAGAAGTAGCTTTTGTTATGGATCACTACGGACAGATGGCAGCATTCTTTGAAAAGCGTCTAATCAACTACATTTTAGAGAACAAAGACTTGTTCCCTGAGTTCACTAGCACTTTAAACACGGACTCAGACATTAAGCCTGTTGACGATTGCAGCGGTTCAGGAGACTATAATAATACAATGATGGTTATCTAATGGCAGGGAACACATCTACGATAGAATTAAAGGTTAACGGCATAGCCCAAATTAAGAAAGAACTCCGAGAACTTAAGGGAGAACTTGCTTCGGCTACTGACCCAAAACAAATGGCAGAACTTGCCGCTAAGGCAGGTGAATTATCTGACCAATTAAAGGACGCTAACGAAAGAGTAGCGGTCTTTGCTTCGGGTTCACCATTTGAGCAGACTAATAACGCTCTCGGCTTAATGGGTAGTCAGTTAATGTCACTAGACTTTGAAGGTGCTGCTGAGAGTTCTAAGCTATTTGCTTCTGCTGCCAAAGGTATTAACGGAGATATGATTGCCAAGTCTCTTAAATCTCTAAGCACGGTAGTCTTTCAAGTAGGAAAAGCCTTTATGTCGGTAGGTTTATCCTTACTTACAAACCCTATCTTCTTAATTGCTGCTGCTATTATTGCTATCGTAGCTGTGATTGCTTTATTAATGAACAAGCTAGGTATCTTAAAACCTATTCTTGACGCTATTGGTAAGGTGTTTGGTTTTATAATGGCTATCATTAACGCTGTTATTGAAGCGTTCAAAATGCTAACAGACTGGCTAGGACTTACGGCACACGCTGCTGAAGAGTCCGCAGCTAGACAGATTGCAGCATCTGAGAAAAAACTAGCAGCACTAGAGAAAACAAGTGAGAGTCAGATAGATATGATGGATCACGAAATGCGTTTAGCCAAAATACAAGGCGAAGACGTAGCTATTGCTGAAGCACAAAAGCAAAAGTATATAATTGAAACTACTAAGATAAGGGTAGAAGAACTTGAGAAACAAGTAAAACTACACAGAAGACTAGGAGACTTAGAAGCTGAAGACCTTCAGAAATTAAAGGATAGTCTAGAAGAACAAAAGAAAGCATTAAGAGAAGCAGGTCAAGACTTCGAAGCATTAAGACTTGAAAATAAAAAGAAGATAGATGACAATGCTAAAAAGGTAGAGGAGAATAGAAAAAAGGTTTGGGAAAATTCTAAGAAAGTAAGACAAGAAGAGGCTAAGGATAGACTTAACGCTTTGCGTTCACTTCAAGATATGGAACTTGAACTAATGGACGAAGGCATTGAGAAAGAATTAAAAGCAAACAAGTATAAATATCAGCGTTTAAAAGAAGACACTCAAGCAAATGACAAGTTAACACTTGACGAAAAGAAAAAGATGCTAGAAAACCTAGCGTTGTTAGAGTCAACTTCGAGAGATGCGATTAATGAAGCAGCAGTACAAGCTGAAAAGGATAAGCAAGCCAAAATAAATCAAGCAGTAAAAGACTCTCAAGAACTAGCAGCACAGGCAGAAGAAGAATACTTTGAGCAATATCGTCAGTTAACCACATCAAAAGAGCAGTTAGAAATAGATGCTGTTAATGAAAAGTATTTTCAGTTAATTGAAGACGCTAAAAAATACAACCTTGATGTTAGTGCTTTAGAGACACAGCAGAAAGATGAACTAGCAAAGATAAATGATGACTACCGTCAAAAGGAACTAGTAAAAGAGAACGCTTTAAAACAAGCTAAACTTGATTTAGTTTCAGGTGGTCTTGATGCTACTCAACAGATAATATCTGCTTTTGCAGGCAAGTCTGAAGCACAGCAAAAAAGAGCCTTTCAAATACAGAAAGCGGTTAGTATTGCTCAAGCAGTTATGGATACTTACAAAGGTGCTAACGCTATCTTTGCTAGTGCCGCTGCAAACCCTGCTTCTATTCTATTCCCTGCACAACCTTTCATTCAAGCAGGTCTAGCCATTGCAGCAGGTATAGCTAACGTCAAAAAGATTGCTTCGACTCAGTTCGGTGGTGGTGCTACTCCGTCAGGTGGTGGTGCTACTGGTGGTGCAAGCGGTGGTGCTAGTTCAACACAGCCTGCTACTCCTAACGTATCTATGTTTGGTCAAAATAACAACGCTAACAACCTTAGTTCTACACCATCTCAAGAGGCTAACGGAGGTGGTGAAATGGTAGTCAAGGCAGTAGTAGTAGAAAGCGACATAACTAACGCTCAGAATCAAGCTAACAAATTCAAAACAATGGCAGAACTATGACAAGCTATATTCAGTTATTAGATAAGATAGAACTATTCTGTAATAACCATATACAGATACAAAAGTTTGGCGGTGAGTTTAAAGAGCAGATGCCTAACTTTGCTACTCAAAACGAGAAGTACCCTATTATATTTGTAGAGCCTGTAAGTTCAATAGATGGTTTAGACTTAACTCAATTCTCTGTTAATGTTTATTGTGTTGACATTATCCAAAAAGACAGAGCAAACTTAAACACCATTCTTTCAGATTGCCACTTGATCCTGAGAGATATGTATTTATACTTTCACGATGGTAGCGACTTGACTATTGACGTAATTACAGAACCTAGCTTTACACCTTTAAATAACTATGACCTTGACTATGTAGCAGGGTGGGTAGGTAGTTTCACTTTTGAAGTAGAAGGTCACACAGAATGCGAAATACCTTTTAAACAGATTAGTTAATGGACTTGACACAAATACTTGACGCAATTAAGAAGCACGGCATCACAGCCATTATAGTTATTTTATACATTCGTAACGAATCAAGACTTAACGTAGTAGAAGATAAGCTATACAACTGCTACACTATGAGAGTTATTAATTCATCAGCTAGAAAAGAAGCCTATGTCAGAGAGCAAAATGTCGGTATTTTACC